CTTCGAGAGAAGGGGGGGTACAGACTTGTCAGCCCCTGTAGGTATCCCTATCTACAGTGTTGTATTGCTACAACATGACAAGCCGCTGATGCATTTTGTGATCAGGCTAAGGTTAGTGCTCGTATCTCTGATTTTACATCATTGATATAGGCCTTGACCAGACGGCTGAACGCAAGAAGCACAGCACGGTGTTCACGTACATTAGAAAATGTTCCTTTAGATAGAGCGTATTTGTTCATGCCCTCCACATCTAACAGTCGTGAGACTGGAGTGTCTGGGTCATAAATTAAACACACTAGATCTACTAGAGCATTTTCTCTATCACCGCACGCTATTCCTAGCGGGGTGTGAGTACGTGATAACTGTCTGTACTTGGGAGCGTCCAAGCCTGGAAACTGTTCTTTAAGTCGATCACCTATGAGATTAATCCCATAGAGGGTCCCTTCTTGGACAGATTTCATGTCAGTCTGAAGCATTCGAAGGCGAGCTTCCCTTATTATCCTTTCAGTTAATAAGGTAGCCTCGTCTTCACTAAGACTTGGGAAGCCGAAGTATTGTTCCAGCGCTTTATAGGCGGTAGAATTAAACACTCCCACTTTCTTCATCTTAGATAATGCTTCAAAAATCATATACAATTTTAGTGAGCGAACCCCTTGTTGGGGTTTGCCCATTATTTTGTATATGGTTCTGACTAGCTCCGGGTGCCGGTCTATTGGAAGATTCCAACCATGGTTGCCTTGGGTTTCTAAAAAGTTATGTAAGTAGGGATACTTATTATAACATTTTATTAACCCTCCGACAGAGTAAGGCGTCACTTCGACCCCTTGGTACACCCATCTCTTTGCAAACTCATATACAATTTTACTTGTATGTGTTTTATGCTCTGAGATTGGCATATCAAGGGTACGGAGCAACTCCCTATACCTGTCAGCAACGGCTGAGTTGGCTATCACAATATCATCACCTAGTAAGGCATACTCTTTGAAGTCAGGGAAACCTGACCGCAGAGCAGCAAGCCGCACTATGTAATGATGTGTGAGAGCCATCACATTCCATGATGAGTAAGCCCCCATGGGTTGGCCCGTACGGTATTTAACGCCGTCCGGTCTTTCCCTGCATGGGTACGGCCATTCAGTGAGGATATCACCCCATGATCCGGCCTTTCTTCTGCCAATGATTGATGCTACTACCTTCTTCTGAAGTGCTAGAGGCATTCGATCACTTGCATTGGAAAGATCGAGACTATGGAAAGTAATCCCATCAGTGAACGGCAGTAATGAGTGAAAGTGATTTTGATTAAAAGTACAGTCGTTC